GATATAGATAACATCCCCAGCAGCGGAACTTGTCAACGCAGAAGCCAAATCCTTCTTTGCCTTAGACGGCTCTAGCCCATCATTGCCGTTACTACCATTGTCATAATCAACAAAGATAGCTGTCCCAGTCCACCAACCATAGAAGCGGGTATTACTCCCACCTCCTCCGAAGGTAGGAAGTCCCCCGATATAGAGAGGACCTGAAATATGACTTGCGCCCATTGTTCCCCTCCTTAGCTGATCTTAGAACCGTCAATGCCGCGCCAGCTACCGAAGCCCTTGGTATGCCGCTGGTACACAGTGGCTACTGCGTTCTTGGTCCAGGGATCGTCGAACACATCGAAGATCGGACGATCACGCCAGAAGAAGTTCAGGTCGTGTTGACCCTTGGCCGCTGTAAGGAACCACTGGTTCGAGTTCGTGAAGTAGTGGCATACCATCCAGCCCAAGTCATCCTGAATGATGGCGTTGTGTTCGTTGTCCGTGGTGTAGGGCTTCCCGCTGGATCCAAAGATCTCACGGGCTACGTAACGGTCTGCGGTGCTTACGAGAGCCTTAGTCGGAGCGAATAGCCGAGGCAAACCCGACTCGTTAACCATGTCCTCGAAGCGAATTATGGCATTCTGCACGCCGAGAACGGACAGTGTAACATCCGTGGTGGGCCGGTTGGCCACTGTGGAAGTTGAATTGATGAGTTCGTGCGAAGTATCGCATAGGGACTCACCGGAATTGAAACCCGTGTAGGAAGTGTCGAAGGCGTTATTCAGAACGGACCACGCTTCTACTTCCTGCTTGTTCCGGCTCGAGCGAGCTAGCTCGGCCACGAGCTCCCGCATCACACCGTAGAGGTCATCCTTCCACATAGGGTAGGTGATCTCGACAGCTAGACCGAAAGGCTCAGCCTCGTACTGCTTTGTGGAACCGACCACCGGCTGGTCTAAGGTGAACTGCTCACCCTCTGGCATGGACTGCAGAGTTCCGAGACCGGAGATCTGCCTGTCATCCAGAATGGACCAAGGCATATCGGCGACGTTGAATATCTCAGGATATTCGAGTGGCCTCTCCTTCCCGGTCTCCATGTACACGCGGTACAGGTCCGGTTTGAGAAGCGATGAAAATTGCCCTCTCCCGATTGGCATGTGTTATTCCTCCTATTCCTTATGAGGCAGCTTCGTGGCCTGCCCACACTGAAACTACCTGAACAGAATTAGCTCCACCATCTGTATCATAGGTGACACCCAGGAAGGTGAAGTAAACTCGTCCGTTAGAAGTACCTACTGGATCCTGGAATCCAACAACCCTAACCCGAGCATTTGCAATGGCTGCGGGATCAGTACTAGCGTCAATGTACCAACCCTTATTTGTGTCATCTTGGAGAATGGCATAGCAAGCTCCAACGTTTGCCTCTACTGTAGTATAATTGCCGGTAATGTCATCCGAGATGTGACCTGAAAAGATCAGGGTGCCCGGAATAGCCGGAATCACACGACAGTTCGCATTAGTTGTTCCTGTTGCATCGTTCTCCGCGATTCCTACTATCAAAGTCGGGTTGGCATTATATACAGGTTCTGTTACCAAACCAGACGAAAAAGTAAGAACGCCTCCTCTTTTCCAATCACCACTTGCAGCTTCCTCGAACTCGATGCAAGGAGTGCTATGAAGACCAAGGTGCTTTGCAACCTTGAATCCATTCTCTCCGCTTACTGCCAAAGCCATATTCTCTATCCTCCTTAGTTGATTCTACGTCCCCGACCATGCCGTCGCTGAGCGGCAAGCTGGGACTCCATCTGATCGGATACCCCAGAGGGTATCTCGTGTTCGACCTTGACACCATGTTTGGCAGCAAGGTTTTCAAGATCTGAAGTGATACTTTCGTGTCGCTGTCTCCGCTTCTTGCGGTCTCGCTCCTGGAGCTGTAGAAAGTGATCAAGCCGAATCCGCATCAAGATGCAATCGCTGATGATACGTTCCTTAGCTGCCCCGCAGGCGTGCTCTTTGGCCTCTTTCATCTCTCCGGAGACGACTTCCCATCCCTGGACCTTCGCTGCGGATACCCACTTGCCCCCCCACTGCCAACGGGGGTCCCGGTAGATCCATGCGTACCGATAATTGGGATCCGCCTCTGAGACCCAGACTTCTCCATTGTCGTTGATGGCGCGACGGACCTCACGAGGAATCTTCTTGGGATCCATAACGGACGGGTCTACCTTGAAGATGTTCAGCTCCGAGGAGATCTTTTCAGCTTCCTCTTGGAGTTCGTCTAAACGCCGTTTGAGAGCATCCCTCCTTTGGTCCCCGGGATCGAGACTACACTCCTCCCCCCGGAAGACGACTGTCTTGCCTTCCAGCTCTTTGTCAGACTCTTTGCGCATCTCTTCAGCCATTATCATTCTCCAAACGCCGTCCCATTTCAAGGTACTCCTCCCAGGTCGTGACTCCTGGGATGTTCATGCGACGGACCAATTCATCCTCATCCACCCCTTTGGCTCGAAGAGCCTCGGCAGCGGCATCTCCCCCAATGTCCCTAGCTGATCGTCTAGGGGTTTTGGGTTCCTGGGCTCGGCCACTCGAGTTTCCCGGCAAATTGGGACTCCCGGTGTCGTCCCGGGCCTTCCGCATAGCCTCCTCGACAGCTCGCTGGGTAATCTCCTCCTGGTGGGTCCCTATAACATTATTGTAGAGGAGACGCCAAGTTTCCGGGCTAACTAAGGTCTCTGGAGCCATCTGGTTAGCCATCTGCTCAATCTCTTTCTTGTAGTCCTTGTAGTGAGGAAGGCTCTCAATACTCCGAGCGCTCAGATCTCTCAATGTAGAGATACTTGAGTTACGAAGAGGATCGATCTCCTCTAACTTAATCTTCCTCGTAACTTGTTCTGCTGTTTGGTTAACTAAAGCTCGGACCTTGGAGGCCGCTCCCTTACCCTCCTCAATAGCAGCCTCGATTTCCTCATCTGAGATGAGAGATTCCTGTATAGGTGCAGCTGCGGGTTCCCGTCTTACAGACTGCATAGCCGTAAGAGCCCCACGCATCTCCGCCAGCTGCTCGTTCAACCCGGTTATGGTTTCGCGAAGCTGACTGACTTCTTCTGGACTTACTGATGGAGCAGGCCGAGGATCAACCTCAGGTCGCTCACCCTCTACAACCTCTTCAACCCCTTCGTTCTCTGGCATTTCTTGCTCTCTCCTCCCTCTCCTCTTTGGTTGCTTCCATCAGGACCTTCTCGATTCCATCGATTACCCCAAGTTGCCTATCAAGCCCGTCTCGAGAGGTCCCGCGAAGCTTCTTCAGCTCCAGGTCTGAGAAAGACTGGAGCCATTCTTTGAATTCTTCCCACAGTACGGTATTTGCTCTCAATGCCTCTATCCACATCTTTGAATTTCCGCCACACGAGCAGCACCGTTGTGAGAGCTGTTATCGCACAGCCCACAACGAAGCCTGCCACGAAGTTCATGCAACGCCTCCTGTAATGGGGACCGGAGTCTCCACTCCTGGGGGAACGGCTGCCGGCACGGGCAAGCCGCCCAACATGGCTTCAATCTCTGCGACACCTCCTTGGACTTGCTGTTCGAGACTTCCGAGTTCCGCCTCTACATCGACGACGAAGGTCTGTGGATCTCGGACCTGATCGAAGGTCCGAATAGTACGGTCGATCAGTTCGGAAGTCTTGTCTGCGACTTTGGCTGCGACCTGGCGCAGTTCGTTTGGCTGCTCGGGCTGCGCGGCGATGGCGATCAGCTCCATGATTCCGCGGTAGTACTGCTGGAGGAAGTTTGCGAGCATCAGGGCGTTCTGCCTATCGGCCTCACGGCTCACGGAAGCGCTAGCTGCGGTGAACTCGATCTGGACCGCGCGCTCGAAATTATCTTGACGGTAAAGCTCCTCGACGAGGAGAGCGTCGTCTTCCCCAAGGACCTGCTCGAGCTGATCGATAACACGCTCATCCCCAGACTTGATCCGTTCCGAATAACGCCAATGGGCTTGCCTGTTGGCCGCCGCAGTGGCAAGGCGCATGCCGTCGAAAGCGGGAGTGAAGCGCCGATTTACCTGTTGCTGTAGGGCGAGGGCGGTTGTAGCGGGGGTTCTAGACCCTCCCCGTGCTATGAGGCTCAACTCGCCCTTGAGCCCTACACGTTGTTCGGCCAGACCGAGGGTCGCGGCTTCGAACTGGTGGAGCTGGGGGTAGACGTCGGACAAGGAGATTTCCTTGATCCCGTTGATGTTGTCGCACATCAGGACCTTGGAAGGCCAGATCTCTTCGGTCTCATCGATTCCGGATCCGCGCTCCGCGATGTACATGCGGGCGTTCGCGAGCAAGCTGTTCAGGATCCGATGGTTGTGGAGCTCTGTAGCCTCCTCCTGATAGGGAGCCATCATTTCCATGATGCCGAGGCCGTAAGGGGTGTGAGCCCGGACCTGGTAGCGCATGTACTCGATGGGGCGCGTGTCATAGGGATTGTAGCCCACAGCGACGATGGAGCGGCTGGTCCGATCGATCGTGACCAGAAGATCCTCGTCATCCCCGTCCCCGTCATAGTCGTATGCGCAGTAGACATCGATGAACTCGAACATCTCACGCCATGGGGCCCCGGTCCGGACGTGTGCAGCCTCCTGACGCCGGCTCCGAGTGACGTCAATGTGCGCCACCGGCATGATGTTGGAGATGTCCCACTTGCCCTTGGAGCGCTTAGCCCGGTCCTGGACCTCCCCGGGGGTGTACCAGAAACGGATTCCGACCCAGCGTTCGGCCTGCAGATCTCCCTGGGACTGGTGGGGAATCATGATGTTCTCAGTCGCGATTGGGATAATCTGGGGGCCGCAGTGCGTTATGCGGTGGATGTCGGTCTTCTTGACCTGCTCGATAAAGGGTATGTAGTAGGCTGCAGTTCCGAGTTGGCAGTTGTCTACGAACGCGTTGTCCACAGCGTGGCGCATCCGAAGCTCGTTCGCTGCGATCCAGTTGGACCACCGCTGCATGGCCTTGGAGTGCTCGACCCATTTCTTGTTGGTGGCCCGGCAGACCAAAAGCGGGGAGGCTGTGAACATAGCGTCGATGGCCGCAGCGTAGATGGCGTCTGCGGCGATAGCTCCGATGGTGACCTCTATATTTGGGGCGTTCAGCACAGGGGTGTTCCGAACCCGCTTCTGCGGGACTCCCTCATACTGGCGCCGCGCCACACGCCATACGTCCTCGAGCTCCCTCCGGGACGACAATGAAAAATCGATCTCGTTACAGAGCCACGAAGCTAACTCCTGGTCCCGCTCGGGGGTCCGTGCTAACTTTTTCCTTCGCTCATTTATCGGGTGTAGCTCTGTGATACGCATATCGGTTCTCCGAACCTAGGTCCCTGCAACGATTCCTTTGAGGATGGCTGTGCCACCGCTATCATTGCTGACGGTCAGGTTCGTAGAGGCCCCGGCATCGATCGTAGCGTTCAGGGCCATGAGGAGGCCGTTGGCGCCAATGGTGATCGGGGTTGCTGAACCATCAACGTAGAACTCCATGGAGGCCTCGGGGA